GCAATCAAAGTAGAGCCTGATCCTAAAAACGAGTCTAAAACTATATCCTCTTGTTTTGTAGAATTGTTTATAAGATAGCTTATTAATTTAACAGGCTTCATAGTAGGATGAAGTTTAGATGAGGTTGGCCTTTCAAAGTTTAAAATAGTTGTTTGTTTTCGATCAGAGTACCAGGTATGAGACGCACCCTCTTTCCAACCATATAAGCAAGGTTCATGTTGCCATTGATAATCCTGTCGGCCCATAACCATAGTATTTTTAGACCATATAAGAGTTTGTCTTAGTTTTAAGTTTGCATCGTTAACTGCAAGTCTAAATAGTAATCCTTCGCTATCAGAATGCCATATATAGAATGATCCACCAAGTTTTAAGTATTCAGTAGAATTTGTAAAAGCATTTTTTAAAAACTCTTGGAATTGATCATCTGTTTGTTTATCGTTTTGTATAGTAAGAGCATCCTTTGTTTTACCAACATAAGCTACGTTATAGGGAGGATCTGTTAAATAAAGATCAACTTTTTTATCAGCTAATAGTTTTTGGTATGTTTCAGGCAGAGTACTATCGCCACAAATTATTCTATGATTGCCAAGTTGCCAAATATCGCCAGGTTTTGTAATAGGTTCTTCAGGTGCTTCAGGAACTTCATCATCATCAGTGTTTCCTTGTTTTTCCTCAAATAGTATTTTATCAAGTTCAGGCTTGTCCATCCCTGTCAGACTAATATCAAAGTCTTTCATTTCTAAATCTTTTATTTCTAAAGCTAATAACTCATCATCCCACTCTGCCTCCTCGTTTGTACGATTATCTGCTATTCTATAAGCATTAATTTGCTCTTTTGTAAGATTGTTAATTTTAGTAATAGGAACTTGAGTATAGCCTAATTTCCTGGAGGCTTGATACCTTGTGTGGCCCACTACAATTATATTATTATTATCGACTACAATTGGTTGTCTAAAACCAAATTGTTTAAGAGACTCCGCAACTTTTTCAATAGCTTTAGGTGTAAGTTTTCTAGGATTGTTTGCATAAGGTTTTAATAGATTAATATCTATATTTTCAACAATCATTGTTATTCTTCTATCTTTTTCATTGATATAATGCAACCTTTTGGAAAAACATTACGATCACTAAATAACTCCTCATTTTCCTCGTAAGATGCAAAAGTTCTAATATATTTTTTATCTTTTTGAAATAAATAAGCTCTTGTAATCATAACACTTGGAAGAAAGCCTAAAAACTCAAAAGTAGTAGCATGGCCTCCATCACTAGTTATATCGATCCAACGAATCTCATAAAAATAGTATTTTTTCTTTTTAATAACACAATGTTTATATTTCGATTTCTTTTTTCGTCTCATCTTTTAATTTACCTTTACCTTCACAATCATCACACCTGGCATGAACTTCCTCTTTTGCTAGTGCATAATCCACTCTATAAAATCCTGTCCCTTTGCAAGTTGGACAATTTATATTTCTACCTCTGGGATGTCCTTCCATTTATGTTTCCTATATTTTTTACCATTTCTTAAAATAATTTGCTCGTGACCCCATTCGCTTAATATTTTATAATCCTTATCCCCATCCTTTGCTGAACCTATAATATTAGTATTGTTAATTAGTTTATTACTTAGTAATGCACTCGAGGTGGTTTTGTACTGGTCAGGTGTCAAATCAAACTGCTGAAATTTATCGTAATTACAAATAGAAACGATTGAAACAGATCGATAAGGGTGGTTATGGTGTGGTTTGGTAGTGGCTACTCTTACATCAATCATTTTCTTACGTTTCAACCTTAAGATGAAAGACCGCATTGATGAGTAAGGCATTTTCCAAATACTTGCATTTTTTCTAATAGGAAAAATAAGTTCCCCACGTTTTACAAATACAGGGTTTTCCATAAATTTAAGTTCTTTATCCTTATGACTTGCATTTGAAACCATATACAACCAAACCGCAGATTCTATTTTATTTTTAAAAGCTGGGTGATCCCACACAGATCTAAAAGCTAAAAAATATCCTGATCTATAACTCATCGAATTGTCCTGAGTTGGGAGTATTGTTTGATATGTCTGAAAAAAAATCTTCCATCTTTTGTTTTTCTACTAAAGCCTTTTTAACTTTTTTTAGTAGTTCTTTTTCAGTTCCGAACTTGTGTTCAAATTGGGCCTTACCTAAATGAATTGATACTTTGCCAAGACGATGATGAGTTGGGCAAAGAGGAATTACATCAAAGTGTGAACTTCGTAAACCTAAGCCTGTATGTTTTCTTGGATGATGCAGTTCTGCTGGTTGGCCACAACAAATGCAACCAATCGAGGCAACTCTGCTCATGTAGTCTCGTTCAGATTTGGTTTTGTATTTTGCCATAATTTACCTTGAGTCGGATTATCTTCCTTATAAGGCTTCCAATCAAAATCTACCAGCTTATATTTTTGTTTTGGATTATATTTAGATTGAATTATGGTCTCAGTATATTGCTTGGCCTTTTTTAAATTCTCATAAGGAATTATCATAAACTCCTTGCCGTGCGTTATACCCAAAGATTGCTTGGTTCTAAGTGCCTTTTTGTAGACATAATCTCTAACAGATACCTTTCCAAGCCATATTTTAGTCACTTCTACTTTTATCATTTTATCCCTTTCCAGGTGGGCCATTTGGATTAGGCCCACCCAACTAAAAAGGATAATAATGAAAAAAACTAACTAAAAAGTTTCCTCGACTCAGTACTATCCTTTTTTAATTCTTTTAACAATAATAATATTTTTTTCAATTAAATAAGGGTATATACAACTTAAATTTGTATAATATGCCTAAAAACCGCATAAAACCTAACTTTTTTATTCACATTTTATACAACTGATATGCTTGATTTTACAATGCAACTCCTATATGAGTTGGTTATGGATAATAAACAACTAACAAAAAAAAGGAGGCCTAATGGCTAAATTAGAGAACGAGTACATTCTAGTTAATTTAGATTGTACTATGAAAAAAGAAGGCGATTGGTATAAAACAAAACAACCAGAGCATCTTAAAAAGTTTCTAAACAAAATTCTTATAACAAATAAGGATTATTCAGAAACTCTTAAAGTTCTTAAAAATTGCGGTTATCAAGTTATGCTAAATGCAAACGATGAAGAACCAGCAGTAGATGGCTCATATGGAGTACACTTACTTTGTGAAATACTGCCTGAAGATAGAAAAAAATATAAAACAATTCATATATCAAGCATTCAAGTAGAAGCTGAAATAGAGGGTTCTTATGACAGAACAAGGAGTGCTATATGATTGTATCAATATTTAAAGGTAAGGCTAAAGACTGGCCTAAATACTTTAAAAAAAAATTTGGTTCATATGGGCCAAATGCAACGTTAGGTGACGTTGTTAACAAAAACAAAGCGAGGGTTTATGATATTAAACACTACAAAAAACCTCAAGCATAATAAAAAGTACTATAAAATTGTGGCACAAATAAAAAGTACTGAAGAAAAGCTAAGAGACTTAAAAGAAAAGAAAAAAGTCCAGGCTTTAAAAATGTTTGACGTAAAAGTAATGACATAAACTAAAAAGAAAGGCAAAATGATAAAAAGGATAATTGGAATAGGGGTATTTGTGACCTTACTGCAAAGTTGCAGTACATATACTCCCTTAGTCGATACAAAGGGTCGTTCTAAGTTTGATTTAAGCAATGCAAGTGAAATATCAAATGACTTAATACTTTGTGAAAAACTTGCAGATAACAACACCACATTTTTTAGTAATTTAAATTTTTGGATATTGAGTCCAAGAGCTGAGTCTCAATATACAGATATTTATAGAAAATGTATGACAGGCAGAAACCACCAGGTTTTAAATTAAGGAGGAAAAATGAAACCAAGTGAAAAAATAACTAAAAGAAAATATGCAATTTTGCAAAACAAGTTGTCAAATTCTAAAGTAAAAGCATTAACTTTAGAATATAGACTTGAGTCTATAAAAAAAGATTTAATTAGAGAGAAAGGTAATTACCAATCTTTAAAAGAAGATATGATAAACTTTGAAAGCACTAATGAATCTTTAAAACAAGATATACAAGACTTAAAATATCAAAACTTAGAAGATAAAGTATTTTTGCTTGAAAAAATTGTAAGACTCCATGAAGATAAACCAAGAAATATAGGTTACTCTAATGGTGTTTCTACTATAACAACAGGAGGATAAGTGAGAGGAAAACTAAAAGTTACTAAAAAAAATTTAATTGATGTACGAGAGTCTATGTCAAAAGCTAGACAAGTTTATCATTTAAATACAAAGGACAGGGATAACTTTCACAAGTTGCTTGGTAAACGTATCAAGTTTGCTAGACTCTGTAATAATAAGACTCAAACAAAAGTTGGAAGAGCTTTAAACGTAAGTTTTCAGCAAATCCAAAAGTATGAGAAAGGTGATAATGAAATTAAAGCATTTGATTTATTTAGGGTCGCAAACTATTTAGGCACGACCGTCAAATGGCTTTTAAAACCAGCTAAACATCAGGAGGATAGATGAGGCAACAACTAACTAATAAACTAAATAACACCATAGAATACGACTCAAATGCAAAGGGTTATAGATACTATGTAGATGGAAATCCAAAATCTAGTGTGACGACTGTTATTGGAAAATACAAAGATACAGGAGCTTTTTCATTTAGGAAAAGAGATAAATGTTTAATAGCTCTTAAAAACAAACTTTTAAGTCAAAATAAACCTTTAGATGAAGTTAACACTTTAATAGAGGATATAAAACGTGAGGGCCAAAAACTAGAAGAAATTGATATGAATATCGGCTCTAATATGCACGAGTTTGTAGAACTTTACTTAAAAGATAAAAAACCAGCATTGTCTAATGAACAACCGCTACAACGAATGCAACAATTGTTTATGGATTGGTGGCCTAAACAAAACTTTATTGTTAAAGCCATAGAGTTACCTTTATATAGTCCAAAATACGACAGAGCTGGGTGTTTAGATATATTAGTCACTAAAAAGAACTGGAATGGTAAACTTGCTTTAATGGATTTTAAAACAAGTAAAGATTTCTATTCTGATCAACCAACTCAATTAGTGACATATAAATCGTTTTTGGAAGAGTCTACTGATTACAAAATATCAAAACTTGCAATCGTTAACATTCCAAAAGACCCAAATAAAAATATATCAATGTGGGCCTTAAATATGAAACATGAAAGTAAATATTTTAAAGCCTTTAGGTGTGCAATGTACCTGGAAAAGATTGATAAATTTTTTAATAAACAAAAGAAAGAGTATAAAAAAAAGGAGGGCAGAAATGTCTAATTTTCAAAAAAAAAGCAAACCGCCATATGTAGGTTGTAAGACAAACACTATATATCCTACAGGGCAAAAACCACCAATCCCAACATTTAGGAGGAAAATAACAGAGATAGTTTATACTTGCTCTATAACCAAGAGAAAGTTTAAACCTTCGCAAATGCCAATGGAATGGTTTAACCAACCACAAATTCAACAATTTGTAAAACAAGGTTGGGAGATGGAAAAGCAATACACAATTCAAGAGCCTTTCCAAACTCCAAAATATGGAGAGAACATAGAACTAATTGAAACTTTTAGATTAGTTAAACCTTATCAAAAACGAGGAAATTTAGGAGCTGGATTTAAAACTTTAGGTGAGTCTATACCTACTATGCCAGTTCAAGAATTTGCTCCTGAAAATGCAAAACCAGTAACTATGGAAGATTATAAAAATATGGAAAATATGGATGATAAACTTCCAAGAGAACCAGGTGAGGAGGATGATTGGGATGAGCAATTCTGAGGATTATTTACATTTAGATAGAACTAATCTGATGAATGAGTTGCGAGACTTGTCCGCAAAGTATAATCAATCATATGCAATTCAATTACAAACAGAAACAAAAACCAAAGAGTTAAATGCTGGTTTGTTTATAAAATATAAAACAGGCCAAGAGAAAATATCTGTTAAAGAAATTGACGCAAAGATTATACTAGATCCCCATATGGCCCAGCAAAGGTTAAAAGACGATGAGGCTAAAAAAAACTATTTGAAAGCTAAAACCGACTATAATAATATGCTGACCGAGATTTCTCTTTTACAAAGTGAGCTTAAAAGAGAATTACAATTAATGGGTAAGGAGAGATAATGTTATACTTTGGAAAAACAAAATCTGATTGGAAAGCAATCGAACTCCAATATAGACGTGAGTGGCTTTGCTTTGTAGCTGGGTTTGTATTAGGTGCAATTATATTTTAGTGCCTTGTTATATTATAAGGTTCTAAATCATCATTTTTATTGATTGGCCTGTAAGTAATCTCATAATCTAAGAGATACAGGCCACTCTCTTCAAAATTTTTTAAAATTTTTTCTTTATGCTCAAAGTTAGGATATTTATCTACAAAGGATATAGAAACTGCCTTACCTAAAGGCTCGTGTTCCTCTGAAGGTGCAAAAAAGAATTGTGCGTCTACAAATATAAAATCATCCATAAATACTATTAACATATTATGGATTAGAGGTAATTACTTTTTTTTGAACGTATTTACACCTCGAATACCAAGTATTGTTGAAAATGCACCAATAACTAATCCTTGATACCAGTAAGGCAAATTCTCAAATTTCATGAAGAAATAATCGACTCGTTCTTGTAATGCTTGATCACCAAAAAATACAGAATAGGCCAAAATCAACAAAGGCAACGAGAGTAAAATTAAACAGAACTCATCCTTAAAATCTGATTCTTGTCTTTTGTGTACTATTTTCTGTAGCTCTACTTCCCCAGCTACTGCTCTTTCTAAATGCTTGACCTCTGCTTCACTCTCTAAAAGTTTTGCACGTTTTTTATTTTTATATATCTCTGTTCCTGTTTTAAGAGCTAATTTTCCTAATGTGAACCACATTTTAACTCCAGTGCTAATTCGCAGTAATGTTTAATTTTTTCATAACGTTCTCTGTCGCTTTCGTAATCCTTTTTTCTTACTGCATATTTAACAATATTACCATCTATAAAATCTAGTTTGTGGGCCACTATTAGCTCAATAGGGTCAATTTTTGAATTTTTGTAGTGGAGGCCACCTATTTGCTTATCTAGTGCTGAACCCCTCTTAAAAGCTCTTATTTTGCCTTTAATGACCTTTTTATCATCGACCTTATCTGTCATACAATCTTTTTAATCCATCTGCCTTTTTTATTCAATACCATTGGCAAAAGACGTGGAATTCCATCAAGTATTACACCACAACCTACAATAAACCTGGTTTTATGGTTTTTTGAATAAGCAAAAGCTAAATTTTTTTGATTGATAAGGCATCCTACATTCATGGCCCAAAATAAACGATCAGGGTTGGCCCAATATTTAATTGTAAACGCAGTATGATAATGGCCCTGAACCGCAGACATTCCCATAGTTTGAGATACCTTTAATACATCAGCTGATCTTCCATGAGTAAAAAAACATTTCTCACCATTTGACATAGTAATAGTTAAATCATCCACCCACTTCCATTTTTTAGTTCCTAAAAACTCACCATAGTCTTTTAAAAATTGTCTACTCATACCAAACTTAACTGCACGTCTATAAACTAAACTAGAATGATTAGAGTCAACCTCGATAAGTTTTGGAAACATAGACTCAAGCCTTTTAATATGTTCTTTAGAGGCATTAAGCTCATGGCCTGGACTATACAAATCAGGATCGTGTGTATGCATTGAGATAGCATGGAAGTCTAACAAGTCACCGATAGACATAGTGAACGTTGGTTTAAATTCTTTTTTTATGGCTTGTAAAAATGCAAAACTATCCTGATGGTGGTAAGGAATATGCATATCTGAAATCACTAATATCCTCTTCATAGAAATCAACTATAACTTGTGGAGGGAGTTTTGTCTAACTTTAATTGATAAGGGTCACTATGAGATGAGTGACAACTGCAATAGTGCAACCCCACATAATTTTTTCAATACGAGAGACTCGCTGATCTAAGTGAAATAAATGGTTTCCTTTAATAGTTTGGATTTCTTGTTTCAAAAGTTTTAGCTCACCTTCGACTCTAATTAGTTGTTCTCTGTTTTGTTGTATTTTTGTTGCCATGACCTTTTTTACTTTTTTTTTCTTCGTAAATCAAGATCATGCTTTCTAGATCCTCTCAAAAATGAATTTACTCGGCCCATCGCCCAAGCACCCATCGGAACTCGTCTAGAACCAGCTCCTAAAAAAGCACCTTGTCCTCTTCTATAAACTTTGACAAGTGTTCCATATGAAACACCCTTTTTAGCTTTGGCCTTACGTCTAAGTGTTGATCTAACTGCTGGGGACAAAGGTCTTCTAAATTTTGATGCCATTATGACCTCGTTCTTCTTTTTAATAAATCTCTAGGTATAAACCCACCTGACTTATAAATAGATGCTACTTGTTTAATTAATCTAGCTCTAGTCATTCTTTTAGAGCCTTTAAGACCTGATAAGTATTTTTTAGGAACTCCTGTCTTTTTATCTTTTGGGACGCTTTTTCTTTTTCTTTTTTTTGACATTTCTTCTTTTCCTCATTGGCCTTTTGTTTATCATCTCTGCTAGAGTAGATGTTGTTGTAAACCCATTCATTTGCCCACTGACCTCATTGCTTTATTATGAGCTGAAGCAAACGTGCTTCCTTTTTTTAAAGACCTGGCCATCGATCTCATATGTTTTAAACTATGGTGCTTTGCATGACGTTTCATAGTTTTCTGTTGGCCAGGCTTTAAATCTTTTATTATATTAGTAATTGAAGCTATCTTGACCATTATCTTCTACTCGGTTTCATCTTAGACT